CATCAGCCCTGCCTGCAGGTGTCTTAAAACAAACATCCGGTGAGCCGCTTTCGGGACAAGAATTATCGGAACTCGCGCAGGCTTTTGAGGCCAGCAGAAAATCCAACCAGATCGCGGCGATTAACCAGTTTGTTGACTGGCAACCAACCGACGTGGACGCAAACAAAATGTTGTTATCCGAAGCTGCAGAATTCCAGTCAAAAGAAATGGCCCGAACCTGCAATATCCCATTCTTCCTCAACGGAAACTCCGTCGGCTCATACAGTTACCAATCCAACCAAGGCGCACGCCAAGACCTATACGTTTTCGGCGCTCGCTCATACATGACCACGATCGAGCAAACACTTTCCAACTGTCTCCCAGCAGGAAGTTATGTCAGGTTTGATATTGACGATTACTTGTCAGAAATGATTGAAACCGAAGAAGAAGAATCCGACATGGAAGAAATGCCAACCAAACCAATGAATCCACCACAGCCAATGGGCGATGAGCAAGGATAGAAACATGATTAAGTTAATTTCCACAGACCTCACACTCGACGCATCCAAAGTCGAAGGCGTACCATCCCGAACCGTCTCGGGCGTAGCCGTTCCCTATGGCGTAGTCGCGCAAGTTTCATCGGGCGAAAAAGTCATTTTTGAAGCAGGCTCACTCCCTACCGGTGGCAAAGCACCAAAGTTGTACCTCAACCATGACAGCGAACAAGCCGTAGGCCTTGTCAGCGAGCGCGTAGACACCCCAGAAGGCATGATGTTCTCCGCACGCATCAGCAAGACCGCACTCGGCGAAGAAGCCCTGACGCTTGCCCTTGACGGTGTAATTGACAGCGTTTCCGTTGGCGTGAACCCAACCAAATTCAAGATGCAAGACGACGGCACAATGCGCGTCCTTGCAGCCGATTGGGTCGAGCTGTCGCTCGTCACCGGCAGGCCAGCATTCTCTGGGGCAGTCATCACCGATGTCGCAGCGACCGAACCCGACGAGAGTATCCACCAACCAGAAGAAGAAATTGTTATTGTTGAATCAGAAGTCCAAGACAAGGAGCCGGCTATGTCCGAAGCAGTAGAAGCAACCATCCCAACATCACCAGTCGTATTTGCTGAAGCAAAGCGCGAATTCCGTATGCCATCGGCAGCGGAATATCTTGCAGCAATGCACGTTGGTGGCGACACATTCGTCAAAGTAAACGCCGCATTCCGCGACGCCGCTCGACGCAACCAGACAGCAATCGAAGCAGTATCACAAGACCTCACCAGCGATACACCTGGTCTTTTGCCAGTTCCAGTTCTCGGACCAGTTTTCCAGAACTACAACTTCCTACGCCCAACGGTTAGCGCATTCGGAACTCGCGCAATGCCAAACGGTTCAGGTATTTCGTTCACTCGTCCTTCAATCACGACACCAACCGCAGCAGGCAAGCAAACCACACAGGGAACTGCAGTCACTTCCCAGACGATGGTTCTTGCAGCAAACACGGTGACACGTCAAACCGTCGCTGGTTCAATCCAGATCGCACAGCAAACAGTTGACTTCACAGACCCAGCTGCAATGAACGTGATCTTGAATGACCTTGCTGGTCAGTACTTGAAGCAGACCGATGACATTGCAATTGATTACATTGTTTCGCAAAAGCAAGCATCAGGATTTACTTGGACTGTTACCGCAGGCGATGCAACATCATTGATGAACGCAATTTACGGTTGTGCAGAAAACATTTCATCAAGCACCAACTTGTTCCCAACTCACTTGGTTGTTTCACCAAACGTATGGGCAAAACTTGGCGCACAACTTGACTCAAGCAAGCGTCCATTGTTCCCAGCAATTGGTGCACCGGGCCTCATCGGTCACAACACCCTTGGCGCAGGAAACGCAACATCATGGTCAGGAATGAACCCACTCGGATTGGAAATTGTTGTTGACGGAAACGCAGCATCAAACACCATGCTTGTTGTTCACGGTCCAGCCATTGAATTGTACGAATCACAGCAAGGTATGCGTTCAGTTGAAGTTCCAGACCTGTTGGCTCGCACCTTCAGCTACTACGGCTACTTTGCAACCTTCGTACAGGATGCACAGAACCCATCAGCAGTTGCAGGAAGCCAGTTCGTCCAAGCAATCACAATCGCTTAGTAGAAAGGCGGCCTAACCGCCATGGCTACTTACAGCGTCAGTTCTAAACAACTGACAAACAACTATGCGGTACTAACAACGCTCGAGCCAGCCCCGTTCGAGATCGGACAAAACATAACTGTCGCGAGCGTTGGTACACCGTTCAACGGAACATTCAAGATTCTTGATCTTCCCGAATACCTGTTCATTGGGGTTAACTCAACAACTGGTTTTCTTGAATTTAACGAATCAGAACCGATCGCAAACCAAGTTCTTTACGCTTGCACCGGTGACGATGTTCTCCGCGTTCAATCTTTTGTTGGCACAATTACATACACACAAACATGCACTTGGATTACCGCGTCAGACATTCAGACATGGCTGGGAATTGCGGTTGCCACGGCTGCGGACGAAGCATTCACAACACAATGTGCAGCTGCAGCAAACCAATTCATTTATTTGCGAAGACAAGAATCTGGCTACCACGATGGCCTCGCCACAGCACCATCTGATGCCGTCAAATTAGGCACAATCCAATACGGCGGAATGTTGTACCGCCAGCGCGGCGCAATCGACGTGTTTGCATCGTTCAACGAAATGGGCACAGCACCAGTCACAGGCCTGTCACCAATCATCAAGCAACTGTGTGGGCTTGACCGTCCGCAGGCTGTATGACCGTTGCCGCCTACACCGACCTTTTCAACGAGGCCATAGACGACCTGTCAGCCACGCTGAACGCCGTTACAGGCCTCAAGGTAGTCACAGACCCACGGAACATCCTTCCCGGCACAAACGCCGCTCTACTGGGCGCACCGTCGTTTACAGCATGGAATTACAACATTGTCAAAATGGTGTTTCCAGTCCAACTGATCTCCCTCGGACCATCCAACCTTGACGCACTCCGATCATTGCTGTCAACCGCAGCTCTACTACTCGGGGCAAAAGTAGCCGTCACCGGTGGCAACCCAATATCCCTCGAAATCGCTGGCGTAATGTATCCGGCATACGAATTGTCCATTTCACTACAGGCACAAACAGCATGACAAAATACATCATCCAGTCCAGCCGTATAGGCAAAATAGGCGACCAGTTCATCCCAACCGACGGGACAAACATTGAAGCCCTAATTGAAGGTGGATTCATATCCACCGCCACCGAAACTAAATCATCTAAAGTCAAATCAGAACCCAAGGAGTAAGCATCATGGCAACTACCACCTACCTAAGCAACCCAACTGTGACCGTGAACTCGGTTGACATCACCGACCAATGCACCGCAGCAACACTCACAAAAGTTGTTGAAGCACTTGAGAACACCGCATTTGGTGCAACCGCTCGAACCTACACAGGCGGACTTCAGAACAACGAACTCACCCTCACTCTTTACAACTCGTTCGCAGCGTCGGAAACTTACGCAACCTTGAACGGTCTCGTTGGAACAGGAACAACTGTCACCATCAAACCAACTGGTTCAGCAGTAAGCGCAACCAACCCATTGTTTACACTCACGTTGACTTACCTTGAAACCTTGCCAGTAATCAATGCCACCCTTGGCGAACTTGACACGATTGACATCACGTTCACCGGTGGAACATACAGCGTTTCAACCACACCATAATCACGGCCTAAACTCGGCCCGACACGAAAGGCAACCATGAAACTTAAACTGTCCATTGATCTAAACGATGGCAACGGCATTCGAGAAATGAACACAAACCTGTTCGTCATCGCCGAATGGGAACGCACCGAAAACCGCAAAGTCACCGACGGCAAAGGTATCGGCGTATCCGATATGGCTTGCTGGGCGTTCATGCTTTGCAAGATCGCTGGCGATGCAGTACCAGCAACATGGCAAGAATGGTTAAAGCAGCATCCTGATGTTGAGATTGAAATCAAGGACCAAACAAACCCAAACCCTACGCAAGGGGCTATTACCGATTCCAATTAGCACAATTGTTAATTGCGACCGGATGGTGGCCCCCAGAAATCCCATTTGACACGCGCGACCTGCAAACCGTCATTAGTCTGATAAATAAGCAAAACAAAGGCAAATGACATGGCAACAGCAGGCATCGAGGTTTACGGCGTTAAGGAAGCCATCAAAGAGCTTCGCAAAATTGACCCGGAATACCGCAAGCAATTGACGCGCGACGTGAAACAAGTTGCCGAACCTGTAACCGCGGAAGCCAAATCAAATTATCCAACGCAGTTCTTGTCGGGCATGAAATTCCGTTGGGCCCCAAAAGGAAGCATCAAGTTCCCTTACGATCAGGGGAAAGCATTGAAAGGCGTGACCGTCAAAATTGATACACGTCGAGGAAGTGAAGGCGTGATTGTCATCATGCAAAAAGATCCTGCAGCTGCGATCATTGACATGGCAGGCAAGAAAGGTGGCAAAGGAATCCGTGGTGAAAACTTTGTTCGCCAAATATCCCGCTTTGGTTCAGCCTCTCGAATCATGTGGCCTGCATA